GTGGACGGAAATCGCCGCTCTGAATGAAATCGAGAACACGATCATTCATACGGGCGAAGTCCTGAAAATCCCCGAATAACAAGAAAGAGGTCTCGGCTCATGCCGTGACCTCTATTTCTTTCACAAACCCGAAGACGTTCTTCACAAAGAAGAAGAAGTGGTTCGGATTTGCACCGTATGGTGGAGCGAAACACGCAATATCCGAAACATGGATAGTAGAAGTGTTCTGGCCAGAAACATTGAATGTGAAGACGATTTTCCTTCCATCGCCGTCTTCTGAATCGAAAACATAGATAGAATTGACGAGAGTGTCGATCACTCTACGCCGATATTCTACATCTTTTATATCACCGCCCCTGAACGTCATGAGCCAATGGATAATCCGCTCTTTCGACAAGGGCGGTTTTTTCATGCTCTCACGGGCGATTCGATGGTCAAGGTCACTTTTCTGAGATTCCAATTCGAGGAGACGTTCTCTCGTACTCGGTGTGACAATACCCTGCTCCATGAGATCGAGAAGGTTTTTGATTCGCTTCTCCACGTCTTTCAGGGATTGCTCTAAAGCGGTCAAGACCGAATTTTCGGCAAACTCCTTCTCCATGAGTTCGATTGCTTTGGTGGCGATAAGTTCAATGCTCTCATCCGTGAGGACGGTGGAAACGGTATGGCGAACTACGATCTCCTCAATCCAATCCTTCTTCTCTGTCTTCTTATCACAAGAACGATTCCTCTTACGATTAGAACATTTATAATAGTAGTAAGTGTCACCGTTTCGAGCCGTACCGCTCTCACCAACCATGTTCGAGCCGCAATGTCCGCAGAACAGCTTAGTCGTAAGGAGGTAGTCTGCGTTGGCCTTGGTCTTCGCCCTTGCCGCATGGTTGTGGTGGAACATGGCCTGAACCTTCTCGAAAAGCTCCTTGGTGATAATCGCAGGGATTCCATCTTCGACCTCAATGTCTTCGTAGCGATAGACACCAATGTATTTATCATTGAGGAGTATCGTTCTTAGGCTATTTTTATTGAACTTACCTCCGCGAGTGGTACGATAACCTTGTTCATTACAGTAGTTGATGATCTGGGTAGCCGATGAACCGTCAGCGTACATTTGAAATATCTCTTGGATGATCTTTGCACCCGCAGGGTCGATCTCGTAGGTTTTATTCTCTCCGATGCGGTAGCCGAGAGGGGTTGTTCCTCCCGTGACTTTACATTGAAGGGCATTTTCCTTCATTCCTCGTTTGATGTGGATGGCGAGGTTTTGAGAGTAGTATTCGGCATAGCCCTCCATGACAGATTCAAGGATGATACCTTCGGGTGTATCAGGAATGTATTGCTTGGCGTAGAATACCTTAACTCCATTCTTTTTTAGCTTGGCCTTGTAGATAGCTGAATCGTAGCGATTGCGAGCGAAGCGGTCAATGGCATAGACAAGCACGACTTGGAAGTGTCCACGTTCCGAGTCTCTTATCATGCGCTGAAATTCAGCACGATTGTCGGTTTTACCTGAAATCGCACGATCAATGTATTCACCAACGATGGTCATATCGTTTCGAGCGGCGAAGTCTTGACATTCTCGAATCTGACCTTCGATGGATTCCTCTCTTTGATTGTGGCTCGAATAGCGAGCATAGATCACAGCTTTCATCATAGCTTACGCTCCAATGCCTGTTTTCTTGCGGTCAACCTGTGCAAAGTTTTCAAGACTTCATAGGGAATGACCGTCTTTTCTTTTATTTCAGACAACAGACGATTGATCGTTTGGTTTATCCCCTTCTAATTCTTGCCGATTTTCAAATTCGTATACCATTGCCATGAACTCGTGTTTCATTCTGCGAGAAAGAGAACGGTATACACGCATAATATCGTTCTCATCTTCATCTTTTGATTCTTCAACGATGAGAGGTGTATGTATTGTATCGTCATCAGCAAAGAAGTCCATTACAGAACAATCAAGCTCTTTGGCGAGACGGATGAGCATTTCCTGCTTGGGGAGAGAGCCGCTATTCCACATCGCAACTTTGGATGTAGCTACACCCATCGACTTTAACAGAGCAGTAGGAGAAGTCCCTCGTTCAGTACAAATGCGTTTCAAATTGGTGGCGAAATCCATAATTCAGACCTCCTTGGTAAAATAATTCCAGAAAACGCACTTTACCTATTGACAACTCCATAATTTGGACTTATAATAAGAACAAGAAGTCCGAAATACGGATTGACAATAGGAAAGCGACCCCTCAGAAGGTGGCACTTCCGAGCGGTTGGTGAGTTGTGGTTCTACCAATAAGAATAATAACTCTATTTTCCGGGTTTGTCAAGATGTACCAGATTTCTTAATCCAACAAAAATCCGGAAAAGAGGTGACAAAAGTTCATGTTCCAGATTCGAGAGAGAATGAAAGCCCTCGGTATGACACAGGTGCGGCTCATCTTTGAACTGCGAGAGCGAGGTATCGTAGTTCAGCCGCCCGAAATGTCTCAGATTTTGAGTGGTGTGAACACCTACCCGAAAGCTACGAGGGTGCTTGAAATGGTCAAGCAGATTCTCTCCGACCTTGAAGCGAAGGAGAAGAAAGATGGGTAATCCACTTAGTTCGTCTCAGGTAGCCGACCTCGCAAGACCCCTGCTCGGTATGGTCGATACCATATTGGAGTATTACAAAGACCCCGCTCATGAGAAAGCCTTTCAGGAATGGTATCAGAAGCGGTATGGTCACAAAGCACCGGAAGGAGTATGAATCATGAATCTGATTGAGAGTATCGAAAACCTCATCAATGAATCCGAAGATAGCGCGTCCAAGACCCTCGATAAGATCAAGACTGCCATTCAGAATGCCAAGCGTCCTGACTTCTCCAAGATCAAGGATGGCGAGCACTTCATGTATCACGGTATCGAGTTCATTCGGCTTGGTCTCGAACAGGGCGGTGTCCTGTGCATGACTGCCAAGCCCATCGCTGAGGAAGCGTTCGACCCCAACGGTTGTAACAACTGGGCGAAGTCTCGTGCTCGCAAGAAGCTCAACACCGAGTTCCTTTCCCTGATGGATGAGAACGACCTGCTTCCTTTTGAATCCGATCTCACCGCCGATAACGGCGATACGGCCTATGGTAAGTGCGTGGACAAGATCGGCATTCTCTCCTGCGATCTCTACCGCAAGTACCGTAAGATCGTTCCGCTGTTTGACGAGTGGATGTGGACGTGTACGCCTTGGCATTGCGGCACTCCTTACTCTGGGTACGCCCACTTTGTGCGCCTTGTCTATTCTGACGGTACTGTGGACGGCTACGGTGCCGGCTATGCCTACGGTCTCGCGCCCGCTTGCATCTTTCATCTGTGAATCAGCCCCGTTAGGGGCTGTGTGAGGAAAAGCCCATGGCAACAATGCTGAGATTGAAAGACGGTAAAAGGGAGGTAGTTTCAAGAGACCGTCACTTCATCGACCTGCTGAGGGAGTACATGGGAGACGATGCGGCTGAGTTCTACGAAGATCGCATCAAATCCATTCTCGATCTGGTGGATGAAGCCAAGGGAGTGATCGGCTCACAGCCGAATCGAGGGATAATCGGTGAAGGGGTACTCGACATTCTGAACGAGGTCAAGTATGAGTAATCGAAAGCTCGGAAACGCCTTTGAAGCTGAGTTGTGCGAACGCCTTTCCGAATACGGATTCTGGGCGCACAACATGGCACAGAACAGCGCAGGACAACCCGCCGATGTACTCGCCGCGAGAAACCGAGTGGCCTACCTGATTGACTGCAAGGTTTGTTCAGGTAAGGGCTTCGCTCTGAGTCGCATGGAAGACAACCAAGACCTTTCAATGGAGCTTTGGGGGAATTGCGGCAACGGTGATGGATGGTTTGCAATGAAGCTCAATGACGGTGCGATTCACATGATTCCTCATCGTGACATTCTCATCGCTCAGAAGACCATTTCCTTCATTAAGGCCGAAAACATTCGCCGCTATGTGACATTGGACGAATGGGTGAAGCTATGCGAGTGAGCATCGGTGCGACCATCACGGTCGAAAATCCTTCCCAAGCCTTGAACGATTGGTGTGAAGAACACCTCGTCATTCCCAACCCCGAATACGCCAAGAAGGTGCGGATGCACTTCTGGGTGGGCAACACTCCCAAGACCCTTTCCCTCTACGAACGCCGAGGAAATGCGCTGATTCTCCCTTTCGGCATTCTCCGAGACGTTCAGCACTTCCTATGGGGTCATCCTTGCACGAGCGAGTTCCCTGAACCCGTTGAGATCGCCTATGGTGGTGAAGTACCGCTCTACTCCTATCAGGACGATGCGGTGAACGTGGTGAAGGAATGTCGCTACGGCATACTCCAAAGCCCCGCAGGAAGCGGAAAAACCCAAATGGGCATTGCCCTTGTGATGCGCTACGGTAGACGTGCTCTGTGGCTGACCCATACGGCAGACCTGCTCAATCAGAGCAAAGCACGAGCCGAGCGGTACATGGACAAACGGCTCATTGGTACGATCACCGAAGGTAAGGTGAATATCGGTCAGGGTATCACCTTTGCCACCATTCAGACCATGTGCCGATTGGATTTGGCTCAGTACAAAGACCTGTGGGATGTAATCATCGTGGATGAGTGTCACCGTGTAGCGGGCACACCCACCGCCATGACGCAGTTCTTCAAGGTGCTCAACAGCCTATCCGCAAGGCATAAATACGGTCTATCCGCAACAGTTCACCGTGCAGACGGCATGATTCCTGCCACTTACGCCCTTCTCGGTCATGTGGTTCACACCGTACCTGATGAAGCGGTCAAGGACAAGATCATGCAGGTGGGTATCAAGCCCCTTGGTACAGGCGTGAAGCTGAGTCGTGAATGCCTGAATACAGACGGAACGATCAACTACACCAAGCTCATCAGCTACTTGTGCGAGAACAAGGAACGCACCCACTACATCGGCTCGTGGATTGTTGCAGAAGCCGACCACCCCTGCCTGATTCTCTCTGACAGGCTCAATCACCTCGAAGCTCTCATGAATACGCTTCCTCGCTCCATGCGGGAAATGTCGGTCATGATAAGCGGAAAGATGACCACCAAGAAGGGAAAAGCAGAGCGGGAACAGGCTATCGAGGATATGCGCACAGGCCGCAAGCGGTATCTGTTCGCTACCTACTCCCTATGTAAAGAAGGGCTTGACATTCCTTGTCTGTCTCGGCTCTTTATGACTACCCCTCAGTCTGACTACGCTGTGGTGGTTCAGTCCATAGGACGTGTAGCTCGCGTATGCGAGGGAAAATCACAGCCTATTGTCTATGATTTCGTGGATGATTGCTCCTACGCCGTCAAGCGATACAAGCAAAGACTTAGGCATTACAGAAAGGCAGGTGCTTATCTATGCGAAGAACCCATGGAATGAGCCATACTCGGCTTCACGACATTTGGCTTGCAATGCGTTATCGCTGTGAGAAGCCTACCTGCTCAGGTTACGAGAAGTATGGTGCGAAAGGGATTCGCGTCTGCCCTGAATGGGCTACGAGCTTCGAGAGTTTCCACGATTGGTCTCTTACCCATGGTTATGCTGACAATCTGACGATTGACCGCATCGACCCGAAGGGCGATTACACTCCTGAAAATTGCAGATGGGTAGATCAGAAGACTCAGCAGAACAACCGAAGCAATAACATCCACCTCACCTACAAGGGTGAGACTCGTTCGATCATCGAATGGGCTGAAATAACAGGAATGCCGCTGAGGATTCTGTATGACAGGTATTTCAGAAAGTGGGATGTACGCCGAATCTTTGAGCAACCGATACGCAAGTCTCCGAGGAGGGCTGTGTGATGCACCTGAAAATACCACCGAACATGGCGAAGCAGGTGGAGACCAATATGCAGTATCACACGAATTTTCAGGTGATCGGAACGCAGACCCCGCCGAAGAACAACACGAGCGGTCATAAGGGTATCAGCTGGGACGCTGACCGCAAGATGTGGATTGCCTACATCAACGTACACAACAAACGAGTATTTCTCGGCAGGTACGCCAAATTGGATGCCGCCGTGGATGCTCGACAGAGAGCAGAGGAAAAGTACCACGCACCCCTGATTGCTCAGAGGGATGCAGAAACGGAGGGTAAGAACGATGTTGGCTAAGGTTCTCATTACGATCTTCCTCATCATTCCCCTCATTGTATTGGTGATTGCTTTTGTGGTGCTCGCTACCTATTTGCAGGTGCAGGAAGCGAAGGATGAAGCCTGATGGTGCAGATTCACAACGAGGATTGCTTCGTCACCATGAAGCGGATGAATCCGCATTCCGTGGATGTGGTGCTGACCTCTCCCTTCTACAACACCAACAAGAAAGCAGGAAAGACTCGAACGCTCAAAAACACCAAGGTCGCAGACGGGCAGTATGATTACGTTCGCTACGATTCCTTCGTGGATGATATGACCGATGACGAGTATTCCGATTTCACCAAGCGGTTGTTCCTCTCCTTTGACAAAGTGCTCTCTCTCAATGGCTGTGTACTCTACAACATCAATTACGGTGCGGAAAACACCGAAGGGATGTTTAAGGCCGTCAACGCCGTGATTACCGAAACTCCTTTCACCATCGCCGATGTGATCGTGTGGAAGAAGCAGACCGCATTACCAAATTCCTGTTCATCCAACCGCCTGACGCGCATTTGGGAGTTCGTCTTCGTGTTCTGCCGGAGATCGGAAATGAAGACCTTCTCGTGCAATAAGCAGGTCAAGTCCTATCGCAAGACAGGACAGGCCGCTTACGAGAACATCTTTAACCTCATCGAAGCTCGAAACAACGATGGGTCTTGTCCGCTCAACAAGGCTACCTACTCCTCTGAACTGTGCGAAAAGCTCCTTTCGATCTATGCGAAGCCGGGTTCTGTGGTATACGACCCCTTCATGGGTTCGGGTACAACCGCCGTAGCTTGCATGAAGATGGGCTTTGACTGCATCGGTTCTGAGATCAGCGCGGCGCAATGCGAGTACGCTCGAAACCGATTGGTGGAGAACCGTTCCTCGTGGTTGGATGCGTTGCTTGGAGGAACATGACCATGAATCGGCGCATCGGCTTGATTGATGTGGACGGTCATCATTTCCCAAACCTCTGCCTGATGAAGCTCTCTGCTTTTCATAAAGCCCAAGGTGACACCGTTGAGTGGCACGATGAAAATGCTCCTGAGTATGACATTGTGTATATGTCAAAGGTGTTCAGCGATGTGTATTCACCCGATGTACCTGAACCTACAAATGCGCGGAAGGTTATAAAGGGTGGTACAGGATATGCGATATGGCTCGAAGGTGAAAAAGAGGTTTACCACAAGGATGTTGACCCGCCACTTCCTCCCGAAGTGGAGAGTATCTACCCTGATTACAGTCTGTACCCTGAATACACAGGATACGGCTTACCACTCAAAAAGCAAACCGCTTATGGTTTTCTCACGAGAGGGTGTCCGAGGGGATGTGGATTTTGCCACGTTGCTCCCAAAGAAGGTCGATGTGCGCATAAGGTAGCCGATTTATCTCAATTCTGGAACGGACAAGGGCACATCTGTCTTTCCGACCCGAACATTCTCGCCTGTAAGGACGCACTTTCTCTGCTGAAACAGCTTGCAGACTCAGGTGCAACAATCGACTTCAATCAGGGGCTTGACGCAAGGCTCATCACTCCTGAGAAAGCCGAATTGCTCGCCCGAATGAAGCTGAAAACACCGCATTTCGCCATGGATAGCATGGAAGCTCTCGTTCCCGTAGAGCGCGGTCTTCGGCTTTATGTAGAAGCCTGTAAGCGTATCAAGGGTAAATGGAATTGGAGGAACGCAAAAGTGTTCTGTCTCACCAATTTCGATACCACTCACGAGCAGGATATGCAGAGAATCAAGGCTATTCAGGATTGCGAGTGTTGGCCTTATGTAATGATCTACAACAAACCCTCCGCACCCCAGATCACCAAGCGTTTACAGCGGTGGACGAACAACGCGATTGCCTACTCGAAGTCCATGGATTTCGATGACTACCAATCGTGGGCGTATAAAAAGCCGCTGAAAGACCCCGTTCCCCGAAAGGAAGGTGAAACAATCAAACCTCGTGTCTATGACTGCGAAGTTTTCGCTTATGACTTCCTTGTAACCATCAAAGACAGAGAGACAGGCCACCGAACCCGTATTTGGAATGATAACGAAGCTGTGAAAGCCTGTATTGACGATGACAGCGTGTTCATCGGCTTTAACTCCAAACATTACGATCAGTTCATCATCAAGGCAATCTGCTGTGGTTTCAGTCCGCAGGAAGTGAAAGAAGTCAATGATTACATCATTGGCGGTGGTCAGGGATGGGAATGCCCCATGCTCCGAGATCAGTTCTTCCGCTTTAATAACGTGGACATTAAGGACGATATGCAGATGGGCTTGTCCCTTAAAGCCATTGAAGGTCACTTGGGACTGTCAGTAAAAGAATCTACGGTGTCGTTCGACATTGACCGTCCTCTCACAGAGGAGGAGCGCAGAGAGGTTGAGTTCTACTGCGACCATGATGTTGATACTACCGATAAGCTCATTGATGTACGCATCGAATACCTGAAATCCAAAATGTCCGTAGGCCGCATGGTGGGTCTGAGCGATGCGAAAGCCCTGTCCATGACCAATGCCAAGCTCACCGCCGCTCTGCTCGGTGCGAGCGCGAGAGAGTATAAGGACGAACGTGCTTACACCTACCCGCCCAACCTGCTCAAAGAACACATTCCTGCTGAGGTATTCGCGTTCTTCGATCAGATGCACGATGAATCCATTTCGGACGATGACCTGTTCAAGAGCAAGCTGAACTTCGAGATCGGCGGGTGTCCCTGTGTAGTCGGCTTTGGCGGTATTCACGGTGCTATTCCTACCTATGAGGAAGAAGCCAAGGAAAACCGTACCATCCGAAACTACGATGTTGCAAGCCTGTACCCCTCCCTGATGATTAACTGCGGCTATACAAGCCGAAGCATCCCGTCAGCGGAGAGCTTCAAGGAAGTTTACCACAAGCGTCTTGCCGCCAAGAAAAGCGGCGATAAGGCCACGGCGAATGCCTTGAAGTTGGTGCTCAATACCACCTACGGTGCGATGCTCAACAAATACAATGATTTGTTCGACCCGCTGATGGGGCGTTCGGTCTGCGTAAGCGGTCAGCTTTTCCTTATGGAATTGGCTTCTCAGTATGTGAAGCGAATCACCACCTTAAAGCTGATTCAGTTGAACACCGATGGTGTCATGGTCTCTCTTGAAGATTGGGAGCTTCCTATTCTGACCGAGATCAACGATGAATGGCAGTCTCGCACGGGCTTCATGCTCGAAGAAGATGTGATTCAGCGTGTGGTGCAGAAGGACGTGAACAATTACATCGAGATCAAATCCGATGGAAGCGTCAAGACCAAAGGCGGCTACCTCGTGCGCGGCACTTCGGTTGTAGGTGCGTTCAACATCAACAACAACGCCACCATCGTAGCCAAGGCCATTTGCGATTATTTCGTTCACGGTACACCCGTGGAAGAAACGATCAATGGCTGTGATGACCTGATGGCGTTCCAGTTAATCGCCAAGGCGGGTGCAAAGTACCGCGAAGCCTACCACCTCGTAGGTGAGGAAAAACAGCCCGTGCAGAAAGTCAATCGCGTATACGCGAGCAAGGACACTCGGTACGGCAAGCTGTTCAAGGTCAAGGCTGAGAACGATGCCACCGCCAAAATCGAAATGTTGCCTGACCATTGTGTCATCGACAACGACAATCAACTCACCATTGAGGATGTGGATAAGACCTTCTACATCGAAATGGCAAAGAAGCGAATCAATGACTTCTTGGGTATCAAGCCTGAGAAGAAGGAAAGGAAAAAGAAGATGGCTACTACCAAGAGTGCCGACAAGGGCTTGAACATCTATCAGCGTCTTGCGCTTGTCCGCGAAAAGTTCGCATCCGCTGGTATCACCAAGTCGGGTAAGAATATGCAACTCAAATCCAAGTATTTCGAGTTGGATGACATTGTTCCCATCGCAATGCCGCTGTTCCATGAACAGAACCTTATCCCCATGGTGAACTTCACCAAGGACGATGCGACCATGACTATTCTGGACATGACCGACCCGCAGACCACCATTGTGTTTACTGCGCCGATGCGTGAATGGCTCGGCAATTCCGCTGTGACCCCTGTTCAGGCGTTGGGTGCGACCGAGACCTATATGCGCCGTTACCTGTATCAGCAAGCCCTTGACATTGTGGAAGCTGATGAAATGGAAAACCGCCCGACCACCGCACCTGCCCCGGCTCCCAAAGCCCCGCCCACTCCCGAACAGCGTGAAGTGGTGAAGCAGGAGCTTACCAAGCCCGAAGGGAACGCGAGCGAACTCCAGATCAAGCAGTTGAAGAACGCGCTGGTTCAGCTTCGCGCCAAGGATTCCTCTAAGGAGGAATGGATTGCTCAGATCGCCATTCAGACGCAGGGCTTCACCGTGGTCAGCAAGACCGATTGTGAAGCGATTCTGACCAAGGTGTCTGAAATGCTCGGAGGTGACAACGCATGATCTGGCAGGATAAGTCGATCATCGTAGACCCTCCCAAGCGTCCGAAGAAGATCACGGCAACCCGTTTCGCTACCATTCTCGGCCTGAATCCGTGGTCTACGGCCTTTGAAATGTGGTGTGAGATCACCAAAACCTATCAGAAGCCTTTCGAGGACACCATCTACACCATCGCAGGTAAGACCATCGAACCCAAGCAGATTGCCTATATGCGCAAGGCTTACGTCATGACCAACCTGCGTACCCCGACCGATGTGTACGGCGAGGGTTACTTCAACAAGACCTTCGGCGATTTCTTCCACAATGTCCCCGTCTTCGGCGGTATGTGGGACTCCCTGCTCGTGGATGGTGAGGGTAAGCCTGATACCGTTATCGAGTTCAAGACCACCAAGAGGTCTGAGGATTGGGCAGATGACATTCCTGAGTATTATGCCCTGCAAGCCGCGCTCTATGCCTACCTGCTCGGTGTGGATGACGTAATCATGGTCGCTTCCTTCCTGAGTGCGAAGGATTACGAGAATCCCGATGCGTTCGTCCCCAACGCCAAGAACACGATCACGAGGGAGTTCAAGGTTTCTCAGCGTTACCCGAACTTCGCCGAAATGGTCGCTCAGGCTCAGGCATGGTGGGATGCGCACGTTGCCACGGGTGTCAGCCCTGAGTTCGATGAGAAGAAGGATGCTGAAATCCTGAAAGCTCTGCGCACCAACAACCTGACCCCCGATACCGACATGGACGCGCTGATTGCCGAAGCTGAAACCCTCAAAGCCGAGGTGGACAAGGCTACCGCCGCTCTTGCCGATAAGGAAAAGCGTTTGAAGGAGATCGGCGAAATCATCAAGGAACACGCTGTTTCGCAGTTCCGTGATGGTGACAAGAAGGTGGAGGTCAAGGGCAAGACCTACACTTGGACGATTGCTCGTTCCGAGACCACGACCATCGACAAGGATGCCATGAAAGCCGATGGTGTGCTCGACAAGTACCAGAAAAAGTCTACGCAGTTCCGTATGACTGTGAAGTGAGGAGGAAAAAGACAATGGCAAGGATTCCCATGACCAGCGGTTTTACGCTGATTCCCGAAGGAACGTATGTGTTCCGTATCTACGATGTGAAGTATGACGAGACCTTCGGCAAGCTCTCCGTCATGCTGGTGAACGCTCAGGGCATGAAGCACACCGAGAACTTCTCCCTGATGGATAACAACGGCGAACCGAACGAAAAGGCTCTGAACGCTTTCAGTTACTTCGCCAAGACCGCGCTCAATGACTTCACCGTGGAGGACATTGACCACACCGACATTATCGACCACTACATTCGTGCTGAGGTGGTGCATACCAAGATGCCCTCCCGCAAAGACCCCACCAAGAACGTCACATTCGCCAACCTCGGCGATAAGTCCCCGGCCGATGGCTTCGATGAAGCCCCCGTCCCGGCCGCGAAGCCCACTCCCGCGCCGAGCGCATCTGCTCCCGCTGGTGGTCTCGACCTTGATTCCCTGCTGAAATAAGCAACACCTACCGACTGGGGGAGCATCGCAAGATGTTCCCCCGGCTTGCAAAAAGGAGTGAATTTCATGATCTGTAACAACAAGGTTGAACGCCATAAGCAGATTTGCTTGGCTCTGAACAACCTCTACGCGAAGAAGAATCACGATTACGGTGATAGCTTCCATCAGACCTTCGTGGAGGAGGGTATGGCGATGCCCCGCATTCGCCTTGGTGATAAGTTCAATCGCTTCAAGACCCTTTCCCGCAAGCTCGATACGCAGAAGGTGTCGGATGAATCCCTGAAAGATACCCTGCTCGACCTTGCCAACTACGCTATCATGACGGTTCTCGAAATGGAGGATGCGGGTAGTGCAGTTAAATGAGTATCAAAAGCTCGCTGAACGGACGAGCAATCCGAAACTCACCCCTTGGCAGAAGATGCAGAACGGTTGCTACGGTATGTGTGGTGAAGCCGGAGAGTGCATCGACATTCTGAAAAAGGTGGAGTTTCAGGAGCACGAGTTCGACCCCAACAGGCTCATTGATGAGCTTGGGGACGTGCTGTGGTACGTTGCGCAGACCGCTACGGGCTTGGGTATCACATTGGAGGATGTGGCTCAGGGCAACATCAAGAAGCTCGAAAAGCGATACCCGCAGAAGTTCACCGCCGAGCAGAGCATCCATCGTCCCGAATACGAAAGGAGACAATCATAATGGAAGAAACGACCTGTCAGGTGAACTACGCGAGTCGCGTATTCCAGTTCACCAAGCGTATGTCTCCGTTCATCCCGAACGAGATCACCAATTACCTTTCGGAGCACGGTTTCTTCACCGCTCCTGCTTCCACCAAGTATCACGGCTCTTATGAGGGCGGTCTGTTCGACCATTCCTTCGAGGTTGCGCAGACCCTTTGGGAACTGACCAAAGCGAACGGCTTGGTGTGGGAACGACCTGAAAGCCCCCTCATCGTTGGTATGTTCCACGATCTTTGCAAGATGGACAGCTACGTTGCCGAAATGGACGGATGGACATACAACAACGAAGCTCTCCTCAAAGGTCATGGCGATAAGTCCGTCATGAAGCTCGCTTCTCTGATGAAGTTGACCGAGGAAGAAGTCGCTTGCATTCGCTACCACATGGGTGCTTTCACCGAAAAGGAAGAATGGCGGGATTACACTCGCGCCATTCATGTCTACCCGAATGTCCTGTGGACGCATCATGCCGACATGATCGCTTCTCATGTGAAAGGAGTATAAGCCATGGGCTTTCTGACCGAAATTCTGAAACGCAAGGGTGATTGGGAGGAAGTAGCCAACGATTGTCGTTCTACCGTAGGTAAGGACGAGCTTGGTAAAGAACCCTCCCGAAAGTTCAAACGCTCCATCCTTATCGCGGAGCATAGTCCCATCAGGGATATTCAGATCAAGTGGCGTTGGCGCGATATGCCGCATTGGATTACTGTTCATTGGGTTCGTCACAAGTGGGAGAAATTCGTTCGTACTCAGCGTAGCGACAGAACGGGTATTCCCCGCGAAAAGCTCCCCCAGGATGAACCTCAGACCTTTGTCGGCGATGCCAACGTACAGCATTTGATCGACACATGGCGCAAACGCCTGTGTGAACAGGCTTCCCCCGAAACCCGTGGTTATGCTGAGGATTTCAAAGAAGCACTTCACGAGATCGAACCTGAGATCGCAGATGTGCTCGTGCCGAATTGTGTGTATCGCGGCGGTTGCCCTGAAATCTATCGGTGCGGCAAGTGGGAGAAGTTCAACAAGTGGTGTGCTGAACAGAACATTCCGATTCAGGGTGCTTCGATTCAGACCCGATATGATTTCTTTAATGAGTGGTTCAAACTCATGAGAAAGGAGGAAAAGGCATGAACCTTGCAGAGTTCGGCGGTAAGGTGAAAACGATCTTCGACAACATTACCGCCCTCTCATCCCGCGACAGCGATTTGAAGCGGGACAACGCCAATATCAACGGCGATACCCCCATGGGCGCGATGCTTCAGCAGGGCGCGAACACCGCCAAGGAATACTACCTTGATACGATGATCGACCCTGAAATCGCCGCCCTTCACCGTGAAGGATGGATTCACATTCACGATCTTGACTTCTACGGTTGGACTACCACCTGTACCCAGATCGACCTGCTGACGCTGTTTGCGGATGGCTTCAATACGGGTCATGGTCATCTGCGTGAACCCAAGTCCATCGGCTCGTATGCGGCTCTCGCGGCGATTGCGGTGCAGAGCAATCAGAACGATCAGCACGGCGGTCAGAGCATCGTGAACTTTGACTACGCCATGGCGAAGGGTGTGCGCCTGACCTACGAAAAGCATCTGAAACACTACGATCAGATTGTCGTTGATTTCGATTACCAGTGTGCAGATGATTGGAGCACGAAGATGGCGATGGAAGCCACAAAGCGTGACACCTATCAGGCCATGGAGGGCTTCATCCACAACCTGAACACCATGCACTCCCGCGCAGGTGCGCAAGTGCCGTTCTCCTCCATCAATTACGGCATGGACACCAGCTGGGAAGGACGGCTCGTGATTGAGCAGTTGCTTCTCGCAACGGAAGCGGGTCTCGGCAATGGTGAAACGCCTATCTTCCCGATTCAGATTTTCCGAGTCAAGGAGGGCGTGAACTACAACCCCGAAGACCCCAGTTATGACCTGTTCCGTCTGGCCATGCGCGTGAGTTCCAAGCGGCTGTTCCCGAACTTCTCCTTCGTGGATGCACCGTTCAACCTGCAATACTACGACCCCGACCGTCCTGAAACTCAGGTGGCCTACATGGGTTGCCGCACGAGGGTTTTGGGCAATGTCTACGACCCCTCCCGTGAAATCAGTAATGGTCGCGGCAATCTGAGCTTCACTTCCATCAACCTGCCCCGCCTTGCCATCGTAGCGAAGGGCGATGTGGACAAGTTCTTCGACCTGCTCACCGATATGCTGAACAAGGTCATGAAGCAGTTGCTTGACCGCTTCGAGGTGCAGAGTCGTAGGGTGGTTCGTAACTTCCCCTTCCTGATGGGCGAGGGTGTGTGGATTGATTCTGACACTCTTGGTTCGGAAGATGAGATCGGCGAAGTGCTGAAACACGGTACGCTGTCCATCGGCTTCATCGGCCTTGCCGAAACGCTGAAATCCCTTACGGGTAAGCATCACGGCGAGAGCGAGGAAGCGCAGGAGCTTGGTCAGTTCATCGTCTCCTATATCCGCACCTTCTGTGATCGCAAGTCCAAGGAGCTTTCCATGAACGTCACCTGCCTTGCGACCCCTGCTGAAAGCCTTTCGGGTCGATTCGTGCGGATGGATAAGAAGCGTTACGGTGAGATCGAAGGTGTGACCGACCGCGATTACTACACCAACAGCTTCCACATCCCCGTCTACTATCCCATCAGCATCTACGACAAGATCAGGCTCGAAGCCCCGTATCATGCGTTCACCAACGCAGGTCATATCAGCTATGTGGAAATGGACGGCGATGCGAGCAAGAACCTTGAAGCCTTTGAATCCGTCATCCGCTACATGAAGGAATGCGGTATTGGCTATGGTTCGATCAACCATCCCGTAGACCGCGACCCTGTGTGCGGCTACAACGGTATCATCGGTGATACCTGCCCCCGTTGCGGACGCACCGAGGAAGAAGGTAAGTTCGAGCGCATTCGCCGTATCACGGGCTATCTCGTAGGTACTCTCGACCGCTTCAATAACGCCAAACGCGCCGAGGAGCGCGACCGTGTGAAGCACGATTGCAAGAAATAAGGAGGAAATCACCATGGATATGAAGATCAAGGCTAAGGATAACAAGGTCACTTTCGTCATGAGGGCGGGGAAGCAGTTCGTTCAGAACACCATGCCCCTGTCCAGCGCGGAACAGATCATCAAGAGCGGCAAGGTCGTGAAGGATGAGCAGGTTGCCGCCCTGTGCAACGCCATGTTCCGCTGTGTCGATGACAAATACTTCTTCCCGCTGGAGGAAGTACCCGCCAAGAAGACCAAGGTCAAGAAGGAGGATGCCGAATGAGACCTCATTACGCCGAGTATGTGAAACACGCCATGCGTTTCTACGCCAAGAGCCGTATCAATGCTTCTTCCGAACAGCCCCGCTTCAAGACCGAAGCTGATAAGAAGAACTGGAACGCCTGTCACACCGCTCTGAACACCTACTCCGATGAGGAGCGCGAAGTGTTCGTGGCTCTCTACTCCGACACCGCGCCCCTGCCCGAAGCGATTGCCAAGATCGCCAAGGAACATCGCATGGAGCAGAACCATGTTTGGAACATGGTGAACGACCTTGAAAAGAAGGTCGCAAAGCGGAGGGGTCTCATCTGATGAGTCAGTATGAACACATTCCCCAAGCCTTGAAAGAGCTTGACCAATGGGTATGTGTCCATGCAGACAGCAAAGTTCCGATGAAGTCCTTTGAGCGAGAAGCGGCTTCCTCGACCGACCCCGATACATGGTCTCCGTTCGCTACCGCTGTTCAGGCGGTAGCGGATGGACACTATGACAACATCGGCTTCGTGTTCAACGATAACGATTTGGTGGGTATCGACATTGATACAGGCTATGACGATGATGGCTTCATCACCGCAGTTGCCGCCGATATTCTCGGCAAGTGTCAGAGCTACACCGAGCGAAGCCGAAGCGGTAGAGGTTTCCATATCCTGCTCCGAGGTACGCTCCCCTTCAAGGGTAGGAACAACCTGAACGGCGTGGAGATATACCGCTCATCCCGCTACTTCATTATGACGGGCGATGCAATCGTGTACCACACCCTGCGTGAGAATCAGGAAGCGATTGATTATGTGGTAGAGAAGTATTTCCCCGAAGTGAAGCGCGATGAGAACTCGAAGCCCATGGGTAATCGAGTGTACACCCCCATTTGGGAAAAGCCCGTAGGAAGTCGTATCAAGCTCAGACCCGTATATCCTCGCATTCCCAACGGATGCCGCAATATCTGCCTGACTTCTCTCGCAGGTATGCTCCACAATCAGGGGTATTCCAAAGCGCAGATATACGATGAGTTGATCTACTGCAACACCGTGGCCTGTGATCCGGAGCTTCCTCGTAACGAATTGCAGACCATCGTCAATAGCGTAACCCGCTACAAGAGGTGACGATATGGAAAGACCTTCCAAAGTCAAGTATTACCTTGACATAGCGGCGGCAGTAGCCGCCCGAAGCACCTGTATTCGCAGACAGTACGGTGCGGTGATCGTGAAGAACGACACCATCGTCTCCACGGGCTACAACGGTACAGCACGAGGTTTGGTGAACTGCTGTGACCTGAACGAGTGCTACCGTGAAGCCCACAACATTCCCCATGGTCAGCAGTACGAAAAGTGCAAAGCCGTCCATGCGGAAGCCAACGCCATTATCAATGCAAGCCGTGAAGAAATGTGCGGAGCAATCCTGTTCCTCGCAGGATTCGAGAACGGCGAACGCATGAAGAATCCCACGCCCTGTGAAATGTGTAGTCGAATGATTACCAATTCGGGCATTCGCAGAGTGATCTCTTGCGAAGACGATACTCTCTAAGGAGGAGTTATGATGACTGTTTTTCAAGCACTTGGTTTCATGTTCCTGGGTGGAGCAATCGTAGAACTTTTCGAGATTCGCGCATGGTCTCGCTACCATCAGGGCAAGCGTGAGGGTCAGGGTTTCCCTCCGAACTATCAGAATCGGAGGTGAACAGCGTGAATCCTGATTGGAAATTCTACCTCGATGCCACAAAGCGGTTGCTTGTCCTTGCCCTCGCCGTCATTGCGGGAGTCGTACTAAACGGTCTCCTCAATGGCGCGAATATGTGGGGATGGATTATCGCTTACTGGACGGTTCTGACCGTGAAGAACCTGCTCGACAACGTGATCGTGAGGTGAGCGTATGAAAAAATCCGAACGCTTGCGCATGGTCGAAACCATGGTGAAATCCCTCGGTGAGAGCTTGGCTCGATACGAGGACTGCCAAAAGAAAACGGGAGATAAGCACCCGTGGGCGGGATATATGCTCTGCCGTGAAGATTCCCGCGAATCTATGCTTCGCCGCATTACCTGCATCCGTGAACAACTCCTCGTGCTTGGGGAACAAATCAAGAAGGAGTGATAACCGTGATTGTTAAGACCATCGTTTGTGACCGTTGCGGTGTGAAGATCGAAGAACCTCACCCGTGTCGGCTTGACGTTATGGAATGGAAGGAAGTTCGTGAAAAGAACGAGCACAGCAAATCGGGCTACACCGATAAGCGGTTCTACTCTCCCACGAGCAAGTTCCATCTGTGCGATAAGTGCCGCCGTGAGCTTTACTACTTCATCCGCTACGCCATGCAAGGAGGTGAGAAAAATGAACCTGAGAACTGCTCTGAGAGCTAACGGGTACACCATGGATGACCTGTGGCACAGGATGAGAAGCAAGGGATGCAACATCAACCGCTCTGAGATCATGAAAGCGGGTGGTGCTACCCGTCCGGGCAACCTGCCCTTTTGGAACGTGATTCTCATCTGCCTTGATGACATGGGCGTTGATTGGTAATCTCAGATTTTTCTGAGAAAAGTTTCCCGAAAGGCTTGACAAGCTCAGATATTTCTGATATTCTTTAAGAGAACTCAGGAATATCTGAGCATCAAGCAGAATCGGAGGTGACTCATGGACGAACAAAAGTACCGAATCCGCATGAATGAGCGAGCAATCGAACTGCTCATGCACAAGGATGAGTACGACCCCGATATTTGGAACTTGGAGTACATGATTACTCAGATCATGCCTTACTCAACGAATTGGAGAAGCGGGTGCATCCGCTCTCTGAGAAAAGCAATCAATGCCTTGAAGGAGGAAAAGAACCATGCCCGATCAGGAAAAGATTCTCTGCCCGATGAGCTTCAACATCCCTCCCGATAAAGAATGCCCCGGCACCTTTGACTGTATTCAGGAACGGTGCGCGTGGTGGAATGTTGAAAGTCATAAGTGCGCCATGGCGGTTCTCGCCGACAGCGCAAGGAAGCAGGTGAAGAAATGAGCCTGTTCAAGAAATGGAGCAAAGCTCCGAGTCAACCGTCTCCCATTCGCTTCCCCGAAGCCAATCGCAATCTTCTCAAACCCAACGATATGAGCGATGATGAATGCCGCTCCCTGTGGGTTTACACCGATGGAACGCAATGTATCTCCTGTTGGAAGCTCTCGTGGAAACACAGGGTTCTTGCTTTGATCTTCGGTCGCGTGTGGCTGAGTGTGATGAGCGGCACGACTCAACCGCCTGTATGGGTGGATTGTTCCAAAACCGTATTCGTGAAAGGAGAAAGCGAAGATGAAGCTCAAACCCGGTGACCGAGTGGTCATGAACGACAAATACCATGTAAGCCCTGCGAACAAGGGTAAGGTGTGGAAGGTTGTGAGTGAACCTTGGATGGTCTGTGGTTCAGAAGTCGTGAAGCTCGAAGGTAAGTCGGGCGGTTATGCGGTAGATGGACTCGACCTCGTTTCCGAAGGTGGTGATTCCGATGAGTGATAACGAAAAGTTGGTGCTCAAACGCCTGTACGAAGCTCTCAAACAGGCAGTCGGTGTTCAATGCCCCGTACCTCTTGCTTGCCCCCTCTGCGGAGTTCATGATATTTGCGAAAAGTCGGGCAAGCTGTTCCGCGAAGTGGAAAAGAAACTGAAAGAGTGTGGTGAGATCACATGAACTACGAAATGGCGAACGGACAGATCATCGAAGATGAGGGTATGTCCGAGATCATGGAAACGCTGATGAGCGTCCATCCCCATCAGAGCAATGTCTACACTTGGGATGACATTGGTATGGCTACCCTGATGAGCGATGTGTATAAGGATTCCATTCGCTTCTGTCCTCAGAACGGCTTTTGGTACATTTGGGATGGCTGTTGGAGGAAACAGGGTGAGAACGGTGCGATCTCCGACCGTCTGCAAACCCTGCTGAACCTGCTCGTGCTCTACTGCAAAGAGATTAAGGCCAAGGATGAAAAGGAAGAAGACGAGTTCATTGATGACTACCACAAGTACATCAAGTCCATCCGAAAGTTCACCTCTATGCGCAATATCATGGAAGTTCTGAAAACCATGGTGCGTATGCCCTTGAAGGATATGAACTCCAATCCCTACCTGCTCAATACCACCCGCCATGCCTACGACCTGAAAACGGGCGAGATCGTAGAAGACATTATCCCGTTCAATGTCACCAAGAAAACCACCTGCGCCCTGCCTGATTTCCTCACGCCGACCTGTGAGCGGTGGTACACCTACATTGACCAGATCATGAGCGGTGATAAGGAAAAGGCCGCATTCCTGCAAAGGGCTTTGGGCTACTCCATCCTCGGTGTCAACCGTGAGGAATGTATGTTCATCGCCTACGGCTCGAAGACCCGAAACGGCAAGGGTACGCTGTTCTCCACCATCTGTACGGTGCTCGGCGAAGACTATGCTGATTCCGCTCCCACCGATCTCATCTGTGAGAGCAAGACGGGCAGGTCTACCGACTTCAACGCCCCTCAGCCCACCCTCGCAAAGCTCGTTGGTACACGCCTTGTGACCATGGCTGAATCCTCGAAGGATGTGCGCTTGGATGCGGCGAGCATGAAGACCATGACGGGTCGTGACACCCTCGTCACCCGTGACCTGTTTGAAAGCTCGTTCTCCTTCGTACCGCAGTTTACCCTTTGGCTCAACACCAACCATCTTCCCGCCGTGACCGATGATACCGTGTTCTCCTCGAACCGTATTTGGGTCATCGAGTTCAATCAGCACTTCGATGAGAAGACACAGGATAAAGACCTGAAAGAGATCTTCGCACGTCCTGAGAACCGCCCCACGATCTTGAAGTGGCTGTTCGATGGCTGTGAGGATTACATGAAGAACGGCCTGAATCCTCCCGAATGCGTTCGCTCTGCTACTGCGAACTACCGCAAGATGCACGACCGCATCGGCAACTTCCTTGATGAGTGCTGTGTCCTTGGTGAAGACAAGAAGGTCGTTCGCGGTTCTCTCTATGCGGCTTACCGTGCGTGGTGCTGTAAGGCAGAGAACAAGTATCACCCGATTGGCTCTACTACGTTCTACAACGAGATCGCTATGCGCGGTTTCCCGATTCGTAAGGCGAACGAGTGGTTCGTGTGGGGCTTGGACATTGAACCGAACAAGCAGAATGATGGGAGGATTCATCTGACATGAGTCTTTGGGACGATTACAAAGTCGATGCCCAGTTTGCTATGGACTTCCCTCACGGGGTCAACAACGATGAGTGGAGAACTCGTGAGGGTAAAGTCCTCAAAGTGAAGGACATGACTACGGCGCATATCAAGAATTGTATGCGTATGATCGGCAAGACCGATGACTTCTACTATGTGTTTGAAGCCGAATTGAAAAAGAGAGGTGAAACCTTATGACGATCATGGATGGAAAAGCGGTTGCTCGCTCTTGGAAAGAAGAAATGCAGAGCACCGTGGAAATGCTCACCGATTTCAACTATCAGCCCTGCTTGGCGGTTGTCTCCGTTGGCGATGATGCCGCGAGTCAGGTCTATGTGCGCAATAAGAAGAAAGCCTGTGAGGAAATGAACATCAAGTTCATCGAGAAGCACCTTGCGGCTGACTGTTCCCCCGAAGAACTCGTGGACGCGATCACTTCTTTCAATGAGGATAAAAGCGTCAACGGTATCATCCTCCAGCTTCCTCTCCCGCCCCAGCTGGACGAGAACTACTTCATCAATCACATCGACCCCATCAAGGATGTGGACGGCCTGACAGCTTTCAATCAGGGCTATCTCGCTCAGATGGAAGTAGAGCAGTTCTACCCGCCCTGTACGCCCCTCGGTATCGGTGTTCTGCTTACCGAATACGGTCTGCGCGACCTTGCAGGAAAGCACGTTGTCATCGTGGGCAGAAGCAAGCTCGTGGGTAAGCCCCTGATGCAACTCCTGCTCCAGAAGGACGCGACCGTGACCGTCTGCCACTCGAAGACCGCTGACCTTGCGAGCTTCACCCGTCAAGCTGATGTGCTCATCGTAGCTGTGGGTAAGCCGAAGTTCATCACCGCCGACATGGTGAAGCCGGGTGCCGCTGTGGTGGATGTTGGTATCAACCGTGTAGACGGCAAGCTCTGCGGAGACGTGGACTTTGATGCAGTCAAAGAGGTCGCGGAGCACATTACCCCTGTTCCCGGCGGTGTAGGTGCGATGACCGTTGCCGCCTTGATCTACAACACCGTTGGTGCAACCCTTCGCCAGAGTCTTGAAAGGAGTGAAGAAGATGAAGCTGATTAAGAAGCGTACTGGTGTCAAGCGTCTCGCCGTCTGCCCGAAGTGCAAGCGCAAGAACGTGAACCTCTACCCGCACGGCCTGTTCGGTTGGCGGTGCTTCAAGTGCGGAGGTAAGAACACATGAGCTATCAGAACAGCGTGGCCATTATCCGTACCCGTAAGGATTCCGTTGTCGGATGCCACATGATTTTCACGAATCGGTATGTGGCGGCGAACAGACACCAGTTCGTATACCGTGGTTATCCCTGTTCTGAGTTCCACATCACTGAGACCGAGGGTGGAGACGTGATCGTGACTACCTTCGATGTGATGCCGCAGTCCAAGGTGAAGATCACCAATCAGATTCGCTTCGAGAACGTCACCGAAATCGAAGTGCTCACGAGCCACGAAATGTAAGGAGGTAACCTCATGGATAAGTACAAGATCGGACACGGCCTTGGTGTCCACACCTGCCGTATTACCCTGATGAAGCGCGAGTTCGTTGGTCACGTTACCTTCGAGATCGGCGGCAACGCCCGTGGCACTTCGATTCTCAATGCGGCTATCGACTACCTCTATGACCCCTGCAAGCTCGAAAGCGACTGCGGCTTCACCTACTACGAGGATAACCGCTACTCCTTCACTCTGAGGAATGGTGAGAACATCCTGCCCGTAGACAACATCGACTTTGATGACCTCTGCGACATGATGGTGGCTGTGGAGATCATCGACTACAAGGATGAGAAAGATGTTTGAACCATTCATCATCCCGCTATTCATCCTATTCAGCATCATTCTGATGATCTCGATTTGGTGGACGCATAAATACAAATGAGGGGTGCGCAAGAGAGTATGAGTAAGCAACAGCCTACCGATTTTACCATCGTCTCTGCGCCGTCTCATATCACGTTCGAGTGTCCTCATTGCGGGAGCAAGGTTCAAATCCCATGGCGAGACCTGCTCCCGCCCGAATGTTGGTCTGATGCGTGGGACGATGTGACCTGTCCTGAGTGCTTCGAGGAAGTAGAGTTGGGAGAGTACGACTATGATTGATCGCAAATATCGTGGTGAAGACCTCATCGGAAAGAAATGCCGACCTGTTCGTTCAATACGCAACGGTGGCGGCGATGGTATCACGACCGATACCGTATGTACCATCAAAGATGTAGTAAGAGGTCATGGGTTCACCATTCAGACCGACAAGTGTCCTCATTGTGGACAGTTCGCATACATCGCTTGTGTGAACAGGAATGACCTCAAATTGATCGAGGGTGCGGAAAATGAAGACCGTGCGATGGTTCTTTTGAAAGCCTGTCTCGCCCTTCTCGATAAGCAGAAAGAGAGCCGTTATGTACTCAACCTCTTGGAACAGACGGTTGTCTATGACGGAACGGACTGCGATGGTTATTGCCTGAGTGATGACATCAGAGATTACCTCATGGAGAAAGGAGTGCTTTCCTCAGATGAATAATGAACAGCCCAAAGCAAGCGAAATGACCTACGGACAGGTCTTCGCCCGATTCACAGCCAAGTACCCGACCTTCGCCGTTGATGATTACCGCCCCGCCGCTGGTGTTGGCTATGGTCTCATCATTTGGGAGAAGGGTACACACGATATGTACCTCGTACAGTATCAGCCGGGTTTGGATGAGTTCTTCGTCCTCGGCAGGAAGGAGCGCAGTCATGAAAGCATCCTGCATTGATAAGGACGGCAACTTCAAAGCCTGTCCCTTTCGAGTCTATCATCAGGAGCATTTGCCGATTACGATAGGTTCGGGTGGTTCGTCTACCGAGCAGTTCTATCCCTGCATGGGTGAAGAATGCGCCGCCTACCATGTTGGTGTATGCTTGAAGCTCGTCCCTGCTTTGAAGGAGGTCGAATGATATGCCTGAACAGCCTAAATTGAACCCCGAAGCTCAGGCTGTATTCGATAGCATTCACGTTACCGTGCGTATGTGCCGTTGGTTCTACGAATGCGGCTTGAAAGAGGGCTTCACACCGAAGCAAGCGATGGAGCTTGCGGACAGCTATATCATCGCTTTATTTGGAGGTAAGAAATGATGGTTTAGGGAAGTTTTGGAACTTTTCTGGACGGTATCGTGTAAGGAGTTATTTAATTAGGGAAGTTTTGGAACTTTTTAAGAAGGTATTGTGTAAGAGAATATAATATACAATACGCCTATTAGGAGCTTTGAGAAAAATTTCTTCCAAATCTTCCCTAAGCGGAAAGGAGCGACTATGACATTAGGGCAGATATTGAAGCGTAATGGTATCAAGCAGGTTGAAGTAGTAGAAGTGCTTTTGAAGAAGTACGGACACGCAATCGCCGAAAGCACCTTCAATCAGTTCTGTAAGAATCCGGGTTGTGGCTATAAAGGTTCATGGGGAATTGTGAGAACGTGCCTTGAAAACGACTTTGGAATTGTATATGGGAAGGGAGGTTGGAATAAGCAATGAGCAAGGAAATTCAAGATATGGGCGAGCAGGTCGTGAAGACGAAGGGTAAGCCCCGTGGTGGCAACTCTCCTATGATCGGAGACAACGGCCTGATGTTGCAGGAAGGAGATAACGCGAAAATCCTTGGTGTGAACATCAAACTGTTCAATATGCCGAAAGTCGATCTCCATGACCCCGAAGCTGTAACAGAACGACTCACCGAGTTCTTCATGCTGTATGCTGAGAACGATATGAAACCTACCGTGGCAGGTATGGGCATGGCTCTTGGCTTGGACAGGAGAAGACTGTGGGAAATTAAGGTTGGTGCTACACAGGGTAGAGAGACGGACACGTTGCCCGGCGAGGTGAGGGACTCCATAAAAAAGGCGTACTCTCTGATGGAAAATATGTGGGAAAGTTACATGAACAGCGGAAAAATCAACCCTGTTTCGGGTATCTTCCTCGGTAAGAACAACTTCGGCTATCAGGACAAGCAGGAAATGGTGCTCACCCCCAACACGCAGAACGAGAGCGACTTTAACGAGGACGATCTGCGGAAGCGGTATCTCACCGACTCTACGACTATCGACTCTTAAACGACTTTCGAGCGACTACGACTCTCCGACTATGACACACAGACCCGCACTCTGGCGCAGAAACGCACAGGGAGCGGGTCTCTTAATATTTCCGTAACAGAATCCGAAAATGATCGGAAAATCGGCAGAAAATGACCCGAAAAATGGGCGATTTTCTGGGCAGGTCGGTCGGCGGGTCTGTTTTGCGGGTTTTGTCAAGCCTGAATATTGAAGCGATAAACCTCGCCAGACGCGCCCGGACGGCCTTCTGGCCGCTTGTATATCTTTCCTTGATACTTTATAAGGGTATGAAACAAAACGCCCCAGAAAGGCCGCCAGACGCCTTAAAACGCAAGCCCTATTTTCGAGAGCATTCAGGCAGGGGAAACCCGCTTGCAGAATATACGCCCCAGGCCGTTTATTTGACGTTCTGGGGCGTGTTTGCGTGTGCTCTTGAATGGTTGTTCGTGTGCGATCATATAAACGCCCTGGGGCGCGTATGAGGATGAATAAAGGAAAGCCCCTGCAAGCAATCAACCTGCAAGGGCTTCAAGATGTATTTTGTATTTTCATTTTCTTCATTTGGTGATTTTCAGCAATTCGGCCAGAATTACAAGCGGCAACACAAGCACACATAAGAGCACGGTCAATTTACATTCCCTCCATTTCGATCAATTCGCGGTCTGCTTCATCGGGCTTTCTTGCAAAGAGCTTGACGGCTTTTCCTGCTTCAAGAGCTTCAAGCTCAGACCATGCGAAAATATAAACCAAATCAGAATAGGCATTATATACCGTGTGCCCGGTTTCGTAATTGTTCAAACAATAGGTTTCACCGATGAAAGAACAATCAATTTCATCAAGGACGCTTGAAAGGGTCAAAAGAGAATCGCGCTTGCTTTCTGCGATCATATCGCGGTCATACTTGATAATGATATTTCCGTTTTTGTATTCCTTGCAATGGTCGGTTTTGCGCAACATAATTATTTACCTTCTTTCTTTTTGATCGGTTTTTCACGCTTGATAATTTTTCCTGTTGCATAGCTCCTATAACAGATTGTTCCATCTTTAAGCGTGTACATTTCGCATACATGCCCATTGCATACTACCATCATATTATTTTACCTCCATACATTCAAGAATGTTCCAAATATCGTCAATTCGCCTTTCTTGCGCTTTATTGTAATTCTTGTTATGCGTTGCCAGATATTCGGCATGGTTCAATAGATAATTAAATACATCTTGCATATTGTCAAAACAAAGTCCGGTGTGATCGTAAATTGCTTTATAGTCAATTTCAAGCATTTTTCAACCCTCCATAGCAAATCTTGCACCGAAAAACCAGTAAACACGCCGTTTTGAAATATTCACGGGTTCAAGCCATTCGGGGCACATTCTGCACCCGTGTTTATCGGGGACGCTATACCGCTTTACTTCTACCGGGGTGTAAAGTTCATTCGAGACGGTCTGCAAATAACCATTGAAGCGGTATAATTTATCAGGGGTTTTCACTTTATAGTAAAGCATTTTTCAAACCTCCATTCGATCAATTAAAGGTGAAACGGGTTGATGTGGTTGTTTTGGTGAATTGTTCTGCAAGACTGGGGAATGCTTTCTTGAAAGCGGTTGTATCAATGCGCGTGGTTGTTACAGGTTTATAGGTTGCTTTGTGTTCGTTCCCTGAAAGGGTATCAAGGCCGTTTTCCTGCATATAGTTCTTGATTGTATCTTTCAGGCCGTCAATAATGGCGGTTGTTTCTTCCTGTATCCGGGTATATTCTGCAAGCTCTTTCATGACTTCATTGATATTCATTTATTATACTTCCTTTCAAGTGCAATCGTGTTTAATGTAGACAGCTCTTTCAAAGTTGCGATTGACAGAATTAAAGTGTTATCATGCGTGTTAATGCTATTAAGCTCTTGTTTTGCATTCTCTGAAAGCTCTTTTTTGTACAGCTTGTAAATTGCGTCAATCAAAGTACCATATACATCAGCAGAACAGGAATAACCGTAACCGTGCGATTGTCTACCCTGCCAAACAGAACCAGAGAACAAACACTCCATTTCAAGGATTCTTCCGAATCGCGGTTTATCTATGGAGGTTACAAGGAAATACGGTTGCAAGAAATTAAATTCGGCCGGTTCATCAATCTTGATGAAAAAATACTGGGGTTTTCCGTTGCGGTAAATCGTGGTGAATTCCATAGTTCATTCTCCTTTCAAATCAGTTCCAAACGCTCTTGAATCTCGATCAAAGAACCCTGCAAATAATCCGCTATGCGTTGATATTCGCGTAATTCGGGATTGTCTTTGATGATGGTATCAAAGAAGTCTGTTATCACGTCCATTTGTTCACATACTACCTTCATTCTAATTTTGAGCGTTTTAACGTCCTTCTTAGAATGGTTTACAATGGCGGTAACGCTGTCAAGCGTGTGCGCGTCTGGGCGTTCGGGTTTGGTGTAATGGGTTCCATTCTTTCGGGCTTCTGCTTGCAGGTGGGAACACAAGCTGGCGTATTGGGCGCGTTCTTTCTTAGTCATGGTGGTTTACCGTCCTTTCATGTGAGATTTTTCTCATCTGTCTGTATTATATGAGATATATCTCACTTTGTCAAGAGGTTTTCTAAAGAAATATGAGTTTTTTCTCACATTATTTTAGTGTCCTGTTTTTCAAAAGTTTTCGCACACTGGCGCGGCCTGAATGCGATCATATCCCGCCAACGTTGACAGGGTGTACCCCTGGGGGAATACGCCACCCGCCACCCGCCGCAGGGAGTGCCGTAAATATCCCGGAAAAATAAAAAGGTGAGAAAAATCTCTTGACAGGAGATATATCTCATGATACAATACTCGTGGAGGTGATCGTTTTGAAAGCGACCGAGGTTATGAAACTCATCCGAGAAAAACACGACATCAAAATCACTACTATTGCAAGTCGAATGGGAAAATTGACAGGGGTGAAAGACGATGACAAGAAAATAATCAACACCTTTGTTAAAAGGTTTACCCAAGACAACATTAGTGTAGGATTGCTCAACGAAATGCTACGCGCAATGGATTACAAGGTCGTAGTAATGCCTGTTTCGCATAAGACTCCCGAAGATGGATACGAAATTGATTGAGAAAGGCGGTTTCACTATGAGAAAGATTCTTACGTTCCTTCTTATGTTTCTGACGATTTCTTCTGTTGCTTGTGCCGAGGAAATTACATTCAGGGGTATTCCTTGGGGTTCGAGTATGAGCGAAATTGAAGAATCTTTTGATTCGGATATGTTCTATACTCATGATGAAGCAACAGTCCGTAGATGGGAAAACATCACGGAACAGGTTGATTGGGAACACTTATATGATTACCCTGACGGATGGGAATGCCTATATATGGGTTTTGGCGAATATGCCATGAAAGTCGCTGGTTACGATGTTATAATGAGCGTTGCTTGTAGGTACGGTATTGGAGAGAACGATGAAATCCTAAAAGACAAGTCAGATAGCGTTCTATGTTCCGCTTCCTATACGTTTGATGTGATTGACTATGTTGCCGCTTATGATGATTTGAAAGCGAAGCTGACTTCTCTTTACGGAGATGGAATTGAAACAACTGACACCGATGAAGGGTATCATTGGGGTATGAACACAAGCGGTGAATATCATACTACTGTTAAAGTAACCACATGGGTCGGTGAGAACGACACCGAAGCGAAACTGTATTGCTCCGTTGATGACGTAGATGACCCGCTCTTACAAAACGATCTTCTTGTTTTGTATTACGGTAAAACAAGTGAGGATGAAAACATAGCACGTTTGCAAAACCTTCTTCATCTCGAAGCATTAAGCAACGAACAGGAAGGTCGAAATGACGATATGAGCGGCCTGTGAGGTGATTTCATGGCGAAAATCACATTAGCCAAACCAAAGCTCTCCTCAGACGAGCTTGACCGGATGTTGGGTAGTGACACTACTGATGCGGGAAACGAGAATGTTAGTGCTACTAACATTTTAGATGAAACGAGCCGTAGTGACACTACGACAGATGTTAGTGCTACTAACAATCCATCCGATGAAGGTGTTAGTGCTACTAACACGGATGCTTTTTCACCCGTTAGTGCTACTAACAGTTTGGATAATGAGGATGTTAGTGCTACTAACAATTCGCGTGGTCAATATATCAACCAATACAAGAAAGACCACTACGATGTTCTGCGAATCAGTTTACCAAAGGGTGTTAAAGCTGTTTTACAGCAGGAAGCCAAGGAACGAAATGTTAGTGTCACTAACATGATTCTTCAATCTCTTACACAGTACCTTGGTAAAGATGTTAGTAGCACTAACGGCGAATAACCGAAAATAGGGAACATCGGGAAGTTTTCTAAAGGATAATGTGTAAGAGGTAAAGAGGAACTTCGTAATAATACGAAGAAGTACAATAATTATCTTCCCGAATTTCCCAAAGGAGGTGTGGTTGGGTTGATCTACGGCTATGCACGAGTCAGCACCAAAGGGCAGGACAGGTACGGAAACAGCCTTGAAGCCCAAGAAAAGCTCCTGCGAGAAGCAGGTGCAGAGAAGATTATGTGTGAGAGTTTCACAGGTACGAAGAAAAGCCGCCCTCAGCTGGACGAACTCATGGAGTTGGTGTGTGCAGGAGACACGGTGGTGATGACAAAGCTCGACCGTATGGCTCGAAGCACCCGCGATGGCCTTGACATTATTGATGAGTTTTTGGCGAAGGGCGTTGAAATCAATATCCTGAACATGGGGAAATTCGATGACAGCCCTTCTGGGAAGCTGATGCGGACGATCTTCCTCGCCTTTGCGGAGTTCGAGCGTGATATGATTGTTGCTCGCACGAGCGAGGGTAAGGCAATCTGCCGTGAACATGACCCCGATTGGAAGGAAGGTCGTAAGGCCAAGGAGATTCCTGAGTTTGAAAAATTCCTGAAAATGCAAAAAGACGGTCGGATGACCGTCTCGGAGTGTTGTGAGGAGTTGGGTATCAGCCGAAGCACTTGGTACGAACGAGTAAGGAGGTGTGCTGTATGATAGCCATGGAAGCTGTCAAGGAGATCATGAAACGCAAGGAAGTGAGACCTTCTACGATTTCCGAAGCTCTTGGTATCAAGAGCAACGTCCTGAGTGAGCGTTTCAAGCAGAAAAATGTTAGCGTGAGTAAGTTGAACGAAATGGTCAGGTTGATGGATTACAGAGTAGTTCTCGTTCCGTCTGACAAGCCGCTCGATAATGATTGTATCGAGGTGGAATGAATGTTTCTGCTATGTATTTTAATTCTTCCAATAGTTGTGCTATACTATTTGATGAAGATGACAAAGTAATTTGATGGTGCATGATTGCAAAGACGCGATCATGCACTATTTTTGTTTTGGAGGTCAGAAATGCTTGATTTAATTGAGAAAATTGCGGAAAATCTGCAAAAAGACCCTTTGAATTATCGGATTTACAAGGATTTGTACTCGGTTGCAAAGGAAGCCTTGAAGACCGATAAGAAATTGGGTATCGAATGGCAGAAGTGGATTTCAGAGCGGTTGAACGAACTTATCCCTTCTCTTGCGAAGACTGATTTGCCGCTTGCGAGGAACTTCTTCTCCCTTCACAAGCAGGTTCTTCATGCCGCCGCGCCGTATGATTTTGATTCTTATTTATTGTACGTTGAGTGGAATCGTGAACCGAGCAAGAAGTTCTATGCTCCCCGCCGAAAGATACTGAAAGAGGTGGTGGATGAGCTTCAAGCTCTTGCGGATGACGTGCTTGACCTTTTGGCGATCAGTCTTCCTCCGGGCGTAGGTAAGACCACGTTGGCAATTTTCTTCCTGACGTGGCTCGCGGGTAAGATTCCCGACAAGCCCATGCTGACGGGTAGCCATAGCAATTCCTTCGTTCGCGGCGTATATGATGAATGTCTGCGCATTTTCGATAAGAACGGTGAATACCTGTGGCATGACGTTTTCCCGTATGTGGATGTATGCAGTACCAATGCGAAGGATTGCCGCATTGATCTGGGAGACCCCAAACGATTCGAGACCCTTGAATTTACCTCCATCGGTACGGGTAATGCGGGTCTGTACCGTGCGGCTACCCTGCTTTACTGCGATGACCTTGTGAGTGGTATCGAGGTTGCTCTGAGTAAGGAACGCTTGGACAAGCTGTGGCAGACCTACACCACCGACCTTCGTCAGCGTAAGATCGGTGACAAGTGCAAGGAGCTTCACATCGCTACTCGTTGGAGCGTTCATGACGTTATCGGACGGCTCGAAAGCGAGTATAGCAATAATCCGAGGGCGAAGTTTATTGTCATTCCCGCTTTGGATGCGAACGATGAGAGCAATTTCGATTACGCTTATGGCGTGGGTTTCTCCACCAAGGTCTACCATGAACAGCGTGACATTATGGATGATGCCAGCTGGCGAGCCTTGTATATGAACGAACCCATTGAGCGCGAGGGTCTTGTATATGACGAGGATGAGCTTCGCAGATACTTCGATCTGCCGAGCACCGCTCCTGATGGCATTTTGGCTGTCTGCGATACCAAGGATAAGGGTACGGACTTCGCTGTGCTTCCCGTTGGCTACTGCTATGGTAATGACTACTATATCGAAGATGTGATCTGTGACAACGGTTTGCCTGATACGGTGGACGCTCGTCTCATTGGGATTCTGCTGAAAAACAAGGTGCATCAATGCCGTTTTGAGAGCAACAGCGCAGGTGGTCGTGTTGCCGAGAAGGTTCAGAAGGAAGTCAAGAAGCAGGGTGGTATCACCCACATCACCACCAAGTTCACCACCGCCAATAAGGAGACCAAGATCATCGTCAACAGCGCATGGGTGAAGGAACATTGCCTGTTCAGGGACAAGAGCCTGTATAAGAGATCGAGTGATTACGGCAGGTTCATGGATATGCTTTGCACCTACACCATGGCGGGTAAGAATAAGCACGATGACGTACCTGATGCCATGGCGATGTTCGCCGAGTTCATTCAGGGGCTTGCGGGTGCTGAGGTACGAATCATTCAGAGACCGTATTGAGGAGGTTGCTATGAAGATCAGAGTGGCAGGTATTACGCAGGATTCTATTGTGGACGGTAAGGGGCTTCGGTTCGTGGTATTCACGCAGGGTTGCCCACACCGTTGTAAAGGGTGTCATAATCCCGAAACTCATACGCTCTATGGTGGAAAGATGATGGAGGTTGAGGAGGTCATTGCTCAGATGGATGCAAACCCGCTTTGCGATGGCCTGACCCTTTCGGGCGGCGAACCGTTCTTTCAGCAATTTGCTTGTGCGGAAATAGCCAAAGCCGCAAAAGCGAGAGGTATGAACGTATGGTGTTATACAGGGTATACTCTGCAACAGTTGGAAAAGCACGTTCCGAAAGCTGATGTATTACTACGAGAAGTGGATGTGCTTGTGGATGGTCGGTATGTTCAAGAACTGCGGTCGCTCGAACTTGATTATCGAGGGAGTACGAATCAGCGTGTGATTGATATGAACGCTTACCGTGAGACAGGAGAAATCACGCTTCTTTACAAATAAAATCCAATAATCAGAAGAATTTTTATTGACAAACTCTGGAATATAGAGTATAATTAAATAGTAGAAATCCGCAATATGGATTCAAGGCGCATGAATGCGAGAGGACACGTCCTCGAACATCATGCGCTTTTTATTTTCGAGAAGGGAGGGAGTTCAGATGAGTGAGAACGTAGGGGTTCAGATCGAGAATCCGCTTTTTGGCAGGACGGAGATCATCACCCCCGTTGAAGAAATCACACGCAATAATGTGTGCGATGTGCTGGGTAAGGCGTTGCTCGTTCATCAGACCAACTCCTTTCAGATTGACTACCTCTATCGCTACATGAAGGGCGATCAGCCGATTCTCACCCGCACGAAAAAGGTGCGGCCTGAGATTTGCAACAAGATCGTTGAAAACCATGCCGCTGAGATTACGCAGTTCACGAGCGGATATTTTCTCGGTGAACCGCTGACCTATGTGCGGCGCGGTGAGCGTGGACAGTCTTCCAACGAGATTACCACGCTGAATGACTTCATGTTCTTCGAGAACAAGGCGAGCCGTGACAAGGAAATCGCTACATGGATGGCGATTGGCGGTGTTGGCTACCGCATGGTTCTCCCCCGTAAGAACGCGACCGAGGATGACGCTCCTTTCATGCTTGATACCCCTGACCCGCGCTACACCTTCGTGGTGTACAGCGCAGGTTTCGGCAAGCGCAGGATGATGGGTGTTCGTGAGGTCTACAAAGAACAGGCCGATAAGAGCCTGAAAGCTACCTATTGCGGCTACACTCGTGACCATTACTTCGAGGTCGAAGATGGTGTGCTGAAAAAGTGGGAAGCGCACAGTTTGGGCGATATTCCGATTTTCGAGTATCGGCTGAACATGGCAAGGATGGGTTCTTTTGAACCCGCCGTTCCGCTGTTGGATGCGATCAACACCATCATGAGCAACCGAGTGGATGGTATTGAGCAGTTCATTCAGAGCTTCTTGAAGTTCCGTAACTGCGAGATACAGGAAGACAGTATTCAGAAGTTGCGTGAGCTTGGAGCACTTGTCATCAAGTCCACACAGGGCGTAGATGCCGATGTGGATATTGTGTCACAGGAGCTTAATCAGGCACAGACGCAGACCCTTGTGGATTACATCTACGAGCAGGTACTTGTGATTTGCGGTATGCCGACCACGACCAAGGGTGGTGCATCCACCTCTGACACGGGTGCGGCAGTATTCCTGAGAGACGGTTGGAGTCAATGTGAAGCACGAGCCAAGGACACCGAACTTCTTTTCGAGGAGTCTGAACGGAGTTTCCTGCGGCTTGCCCTGAGCATCATTCGTACCGTTGTGAAGGAGTTCAACCTGAGTCTGCGTGAAGTGGACTACAAGTTCACTCGCAGACAGCATGATAACCTGTTGACCAAGACGCAGAGCTTGATGCAGATGCTTGAAGCTGGTCTTGCCCCCGAAGTGGCTATTGCCACGAGTGGTCTGTTCAATGACCCGATGGATGTGACCGAGCAGAGCAAGTCCTTCCTGCGGAAGTGGGATTACAAAGAACCTGTCCCGGCGGGTTCTGTACCCCCTTCCAAGGGAGAACCGCCTAAGAAAGAAGGTAATGACGGTGAGTGAAGTTTGGAGAGACGTGAAGGGCTACGAAGGGCTTTATCAGGTGAGTAATCTCGGTAATATCCGCAACATTCAAGCGAAACCCTTTACCATCTTGAAACATCGCATCACTTCTTATGGCTATGATCGAGTGGCTTTGTATAGCGGTAATCGGAAGCGCAAAGACATTTACGTTCATCGCCTTGTTGCAGAAGCGTTCATTCCGAATCCTGAAAATCTCCCCTTCATCAATCACAAAGATGAGGTCAAAACGAATAATTGCGTAAGCAATTTGGAGTGGTGTACTCAGAAGTACAACAATCATTACGGGAGTCGTGCAGAGGTCTATGAGAGATTTCGCACAGGTGCTTTCCGCAGAAATCCTCGCAAGTACACACAAGCGATCAGACAGTTTGACTCGAATGGCAATCTGATTCGAGAATGGACTTCAATCGCTGAGATTCGCGCAAGTGGATTTTGGAGGAACGCTGGCAACATTCTCCTGTGCTGTAACGGGAAGCAGGAACACGCCTATGGTTTTAGATGGCAATTCGCCATTTGAAATACTCGCAGAGAAGCGAGGTTAAAGAAGTCGCAAAAGTCAGAGAAGACGCTAAAACGCAAAATGTTTTCTGTCTGAGAGAACAGACGTTAATTAAACGCAAGGAGGACACGATGAGTTTTGACTGGACGAAGGTGGAAGGTTATCGGGAGGACATGACGGCTGAGGAAAAGCTGAGTCTGCTCGAAAACATGGACACCGACCCGAACCCGCAACCCGATAACGACCCTGAACCTGCTCCCGCTCCTGCCCCTTCCAAGGATGGCATGATCTCCAAGGCTCATTTCGACAAGGTTTCCAAGGAACTTGCCGCCACCAAGCGTCAGCTTCGTGCGAAGATGAGTGCCGATGAGATCGAGGAGGAACGGCGCAAGCAGGAACAGGAGGACATGAAGCTGGAGCTTGAAACGCTCCGCAAGGAAAAGACTGTGAGCAATCACAAGGCTTCCTTCCTGTCCCAGGGCTATGATGAAGCGCTGGCTGATGAAGCCGCGAACGCCATGGCTGACGGTGACATGGAAACCGTGTTCGCCGTGATGCGCAAGCATTCCGTGAACGCTGAAAAGGCGTTGCGAGCGAAGATTCTGAAAGAAACGCCCGTGCCTCCTGCTGGGGATGACCCCAACGAAGCCAAGGCGAAGAAGGAAATGGCTGACCTGAGAGCCAGTTTCGGTCTGCCGCCTATCTAAATTTCAATGAATTGGAGGTAACAAGTTATGGCTAATACTTTTGAACTTGCTCAGAAGTACCTTCCCCTGCTGGATGAAGTGTACAAGGCAAGCTCCCGTACCGCTATTCTCGATGCGACCAAGGTTGACATTGTGAATGGCAATACCATCAAGGTTTTCAAGACCTCTATGGATGGTCTGGGTGACTACGACCGCAACAAGGGCTACACCGATGGTGAAGTCGCTGGCTCTTGGGAAACCCTGACCCTGACCCGCGACCGTGGTCGTGCGTTCATGGTTGACCGCATGGACAACGAGGAGACCATCGGTATGGCCTTTGGTACTCTGGCGGGTGAGTTCATCCGTACCAAGGTCGCTCCCGAAATTGATGCCTACACCTTCGCCAAGATCGCGGGTGCTGAGGGCATTCAGACCGCTACTGGTGACGTTGAGATCGGTACTACCGATGTTCCCGCCCTCATCGACACCGCCGAGAAGGATATGAACGAAGCCGAAGTCCCCACCGAGGGTCGCATCCTGTTCATTTCCGAGACCGCCTATGCGGGTCTCCGTGCCAAGATCGTGCGCACCGTTATGAACGATGTGCGTGGTGTGAACCGCGAAGTTGAGACCTACGACAATATGCAGATTGTCCGTGTTCCTCAGAGCCGCTTCTACACCGCGATCACCCTGCTGGACGGTACTACCGAAGGTCAGACCGCTGGCGGTTACACCGGCGCGGTTGGCGATGGTTACAAGATCAACTTCATGATTGTCCATCCCTCTGCCGTGACCAAGGTTGTGAAGCACGTCCTGCCCCGCATCTTCACTCCCAACGAGAACCAGAAGGCCGATGCGTGGAAGTTCGACTACCGCATCTACCATGATACCTTCGTCTACGAGAACAAGACCAAGGGTATCTATATGCACCGTGGTTCTACCGCGCTGGCCTAAGCAGGAGGTAACGAGCTATGGCTGAGAAGATGACTTCCAAGGGTCTTGTGATCGGTCTGATTGTCGATCAGAAGGAGACCAAGAAGGGTAAGGGTAAGCCCTCCAAGCCCAAGGGCGAGGAAACCAAGCCCACCAACGAGTCTTCTGAACAGAATGACTCCTCCGAACAGGCTGAAAAGACTGAGGAGTAAGAAGGGAGGTAGACCGCAATGACCGAAGCCGAAAAGCTGTCCATGGTGAAATCCCTGTTGGGTTTCGAGGACACCTCGGAAGATAAGAAGTTGACGGTCTACCTTGCCGCTTCTCAGAAGGAGATTTTGGGTTGGAGGTATTCGTATTGCGAGGAGATTCCCACCGAAATTCCCGCTGAATACGAAATGACTCAGGTATTTGCGGTTATCGCAGGGTATTCGCAGAGCGGCGCAGAGAATCAGGTGAGCCACAACGAGAACGGCATTTCCCGCACTTTCAAGTACGAGGACATGATCGCATACATCCGCAGTCATGTAACTCCCTTCGTGGGGGTGATCTGATGCGGTGCATGACTCGAAATATGACTCCCTTCTTCTACGCGCTCTACGATACCAAAGAACCGATCTTAGACGAGTATGGCAACGAGTCGGGCGAGTATGAGGTCAGGTATCACAAGCCTGAGCGTTCCAAGGCCAATATCTCTGCCGCCATGGGCGAGACGAACACCCGTCAGTTCGGCGAGGACGAAGCCTACGATAAGGTTATCGTCATCGAGAAACCCGATACTCCGATTGATGAGTATTCCGTGCTGTGGATTGATACCCTTCCTGAGCTTACCGAGGATGGTGAGCTTGCTCGCAACGAGAAAGGCGAAGTGATTACGCCTTGGGATTATGTGGTGAAGAAAGTAGCCCGTAGTCTCAATAGCGTTTCCTACGCCGTGAGCAAGGTGAACGTCCGATGAGGAAGAAAGTGATTCGATGTTCCTTGAACCCGAAAAGCATTGAAAAGGCGATGCGGGAAATCGAGGAATACAAGCAGGAGATCATCAGGAAAACGGAACTCCTGAGACAGCGCGTAGCAGAACGAATATCGGAAACCGCGAGTCAGGGCTTTGGCTCTGCCGTAGTAGACGATCTTCTGCGTGGTGGAGCGAGAAGCGCGAGCGTGGATGTAAGCATCGACACTCGCGGGAATGTATCGGTAGTCATCGCCAAGGGCGAAGATGCCGTTTGGGTAGAATTTGGTGCAGGTGTGTACCATAACGGGTCTGCGGGTTCGAGTCCTCATCCGAAGGGCGGCGAGCTTGGCATGACCATCGGCGGCTACGGAAAAGGGCATGGCAAGAGAAATGTGTGGGGCTTCTACGAGGACGGTGAGTTGGTGCTTACACACGGTACTCCCGCCGCAATGCCTATGTATAACGCCATGAAGACGGTATGCGCAGAGGTAGTCGATATAGCGAGGGAGGTGTTCAAATGATTGACATTGAGAGTCAGGTGTTCAGTAGAATCGCCACTCGGTTGCGTGAAACCTTCTCAGGGATTTATGTGACAGGCGAGTATGTGAAGACACCTCCATCTTTCCCTGCTGTGTCCTTGACCGAAATGGATAACACTCCACTCATCAGGACACAAACCACGGATTCTGTTGAAAACCATGCGGTGCTTATGTACGAGTTGAATGTGTACTCGAATAAGGCCGTTGGTAAAAAGACTGAATCCCGAACAATCGCTGGTGTGGTAGACGATGAAATGGCGGAAATGGGATTCACGCGAATCATGCTTAATCCGATTCCGAACATGGATGACGCTACTATCTACCGAATCACGGGTCGATACAGAGCAGTCGTATCGAAAGATCATACAATCACAAGGAGGTAGTGCTATGTACTCTGTCTATATCCTGCGGGATATGAACGGGAAAGCCTATGTCGGCACTACATCCACTCCGCTCGAAGTGCGATGGAGAAACGGAAGCGGTTATCGGTTCTGTGAAGGGCTGTGGGAAGTAATTCAGCAGTTTGGATGGGAGTCGATAGCCAAGGAGGTTGTGGCGGTTGGGTTGAGCAAGTCAGCGGCAAGCGATCTGGAACAAAGATTGATTGCAAAGCTCGATACTACGAATCCCGATAAGGGCTATAACCGTGAGCTTGGTGGTGTGAACAATCAGAAGAAAGTTTCAGACCGAAGCCGTGAAAAGATGAGGAAATCCAAGATTGGTGAACTCAATCCTAACTACGGTAAGCATTTTTCCGAAGAACATCGTGCTAAAATTTCCGCTTCTAACACGGGCAAAAAGCGTTCTGCCGAAACTTGTGAGAGAGTCGGAAAGGTAAAGGAGAAACCTGTCAATCAATATACGCTTTCAGGTACACTCGTAGCGCAATACGAAAGTGGTAAGAAAGCGGGAATTGAGACTGGGATAGATCATAGGCACATTTCAAAAGTATGCTTACGCCAACGTGCTACCGCAGGTGGCTACCGATGGGAGTTCGCATAAATGTTTTGAACAGGAGGATTACACTAATGGCCATCTCGACGTATAAAATCTTTTTGATGATGAAGGGTGAAGGTTCTGCCTACGAAAAGCTCGTTGACATCAAGGATTTCCCCGATCTGGGCGGTGCTCCGGAAATGCTGGAGACCACCACCCTGTCTGACAAGATGCAGACCTACATTCCGGGCATTCAGTCCCTTGATGCTCT